GCCCTTGTACGCCCTGGTCGTTGTTATGATATCATTTCTTTCCGTGAACTGAGTCAAAACGAAGCCGAAAAGCTTGCAAAAAAGGCAGGCGTCACACTAAAGGATCAAAGAATGCAATGGACAATTTCCGATGTGTTCTTTGAGCAAAACACAAACACTACTAAACCTATTTCTCAAAAGGTGGGATTTATATGATTAGATTTGAATTTTCGGATGAATATCAACAATATCGTTACTATGTAACATTGAAAGATGTTGGAGATTTAAAACACATGATTCTAGAAGTGGAATATCATGGGCCAAAATTTCCTGATGCCATTCGGTCAAAGACAGAATTATTTATGAACAAGTCCGAATGGAAAAACTTCAGAGACATTATTAACGCTATTGTATAAAAACAACACTTGCCAAACCTCACCGTCTGTGCTATAATATGGTATAGATTGTGAGGTTTTTTATTATGAATGCAAATTACTTTCGTTCCCTAGCCTGTGAAGAACTGTGTGAAACCCTCATGTGGGGTGACTTGGTAGACGATTTTGGCACGTTCCGAAGCAAGGAGAAGGACAAGAGAGAGCAAACCTTCTACCGCCTCTCCATGAAGAATGGAACGGTCCTGGTGTACTCTCCCAAGTCTATCTTCATCGATGGGCAGAAACTTACCTCGGTGGCAGCGGCTAAGGTATACTTACAAAAAAACTATATTCTTTGACTGTTTTTATTTGGTTGACCCAGTGTTCCGTTTTTCTTTTTAGCAGCATATGAAGTGGCGTGGCTTTTACAGCAAAATTGTTTAATTGACGAATTAATGTACTTGCCACAATTGGGATATTTACAAAAAAGATATATTTCGTTCTTTTGATAGCGTTTTTTAGCTTTATTGTGTTTGTCTGCGTTAATTTGTTTATCTGACTTTGTTTCATTGATCAGCCTTGTTTCAAACTCAAATGCACTTTTCCTATCTGGAAATTCCTTTAATATCTCAAAATCAAATTTATCAAAATTATTTTTAACATATTCATTTGAAGTGAAATAATGAACTCCAAAATCTTCCTTAGCTGGAACTCTGTTCTTGAAACGATAGCCTATGTAGAACCTTCCTGTATCTCTTTCTACACAACGGTAGACATAAGGTAATACAAGATTTTTGTTGGTATAGATAGTCATGCTGGCACTCCTGTTTTTGTGTTTAGTGTTAGAGTGGGTGCAGACGGCAATCTGGCGACCCACACCTATTTATAGTCAAAAAAATGTGCGTTTGCAGCATAAATTCTCCTATATAATAGAGCAACAACTTTTATAGGAGAAAACCATGTTCGCAGTTGACCAATTTATTGACACCGTACAGAATGGCAAGAAATATTTCGTTTCATCTTTTGTTACCGATGAAACCATCCGCAAGTCGCTAAACGCTTTTGTTGATGCTCAGACGGAATTCACAAAACAAATCGTTAAAACAAACAACGATATGATTTCTTATTTTGCCGATCAGTCACTCAAATATAAGGCAAAATAATGCTAGAATTTCTAAAAAAACTCCTTCAAAGAGCAGAGACAAGTTACGGCTCGGCTATGCAGGATTGGATCGAATCCAAAAGACCACAATCGATTCCTGACATAGAAAGGTTACAGAAAGAATATCAACAAACCTTATGGGGATCAAAATGAAATTCATTACAAAAGTTTGGAATTTTTTTATAGAATTAGGTGAAGCAATACATGAATACAAAAAAGGTACTAAACAATATCCTAAAGGATGGTATTACTAAATAAGTTTAACTAAACCTTTTTCGAGTGTTGTTATGATATATTATGAACTTTTTCTTGAACTGGAAAGATTGCAGAGAGAAATAGAAAAACGCCGCAAAAGAAAGATTTTTTTCTTGACTGCGGCGTTTTTCTTATGTATAATTGGAATTGTTTATTTCTGGTTAAAATGATCTTACAACTAAATCCACCAATACCAATGTCAACTCCAAAAGGAGATGGTTGGGCTTTTTTTATGATAGAGAGAAGTCAAGAGCATCACATTGAATGGGTGGTTTTTCTTGATAACTCTGGGCAATGTTGGACGTTTCAAAATCCAGAAGTGAGAATGCAAAACAATTATACGATGAACAGAAAAAAAGATTTGTCCTTTAACAATGATATGAGGTAATTATGTCTACATTTATTGAAGTAAATTCAGTCGTACCTAAAAACTGTAAAGTAATCATCAATCTTGATACAATTCTAGAAATTGCACCTTTGGTCGCCGGCGGGTGCGTTCTCTATTTTTCAACCCTTGAATCAGGCTCACCGCGTACAATGACAGTATCAGATGATTATGCTATGTTCTCTCAATTCGTACTTCAAACGGTAACACCTGAAGATATTGCAAAACGTTTTCCTAAGAAAAAAATTGATGGCAATATCAAGCCACAAAATGTAAACGCTGGTGTTGAACTAAACATTCCTTCTTTTGGAGCTTAATATGCCATATATTTTCAAACATACTGATGATATTTCTGCAATTTCAATTGAGATGAAAATTGACCGTGATGATTTGACACTAGATGCTGTTCTAGATAACTTTACAGATTTTCTTCGCGCATGCGGTTTTAATTGGATTGATTCAATTCAACATGTGAAAGAAGATGAAGAACTGAAGTTGAATGACATGATTGAAAAACATGAAAATATTGAACCTAATCAGTATCAATCAAATCAGACGGATTGGATTTCTGCAAAAGGTTTTGAACCTTCTGAAAAATGAAAATCAAAGTTTTTATTGTTACTTGGCAAGATCCAATTGCTCTGAATAATAATCTTGAGTCACTCTTTCAAATATTCAATAGGGAATTAGATGGTATCGATTTACATATCAATATTATTAATAACCATACTAACTTTTTCATAGAGCCAAGATTTGAACCTCATGTAAACATTATTCACAATCGAGGCACGCCTGATTTTGCCACAGCCATGTTGGCTAGGATGTGGAACATGGCATTGATTCATGGATTCAAAGACTTGAACAATCCAGATGCCGATATTGTGGTAACATCACAAGACGATACGGTTTGGAATTTTGATTGGTTGTTTCAACTATTAAAGGTTCACCGTGATTTTGACTTTTATGCGGATGATGCGGGTGATATGGTTTGTTCTTATACACCTAATGCGGTAAAAAAGATTGGGCTTTGGGATGAAAGATTTCATTATGGATTTGGTGAGGGGGATTATTTTCTTCGTGCAATCAAATACCTACCAGAAAAATCTACAATAAACGATTTTGCACATGGTAGAGTGTGGAATCCAAGTTTGCATCTAGCAAAGCGCCCAGAGCCAGATTCAAATCGATACCAAGAGCAAGACCGTTCACACCAATTCAGAGGGTTGTCTTGGGAAGTTTGGAGCTATAAGTGGAAAAGTTACCAATTGGAAGGTAAATGGCCAGATAATATACAAGAAATGGTTGACAAAATCGACCCGGTGGCGCACCATGTGTTGTATCCTTATTTTGAAATGTCTGTTGAAAACTTGAAAGAGAAAGGCTATATCGTACCGTGAACATTTTTTATCTACATAATGATCCCAAAATCTGCGCTGAAATGCACAATGATAAACACTGTGTGAAAATGATTATTGAGTATGCGCAACTTATGTCTACCGCGCACCGTTTGCTTGATGGCACACCATATCTTGACAAAACGGCCAATGGGCGCTCAATCAAACGGTGGCGACTTGAAGGTGATAATGAACAGATTATGATGAAAGCTTCTCATATCAATCATCCTTCAGCCGTATGGGCCCGAGCAAGCAAAGATAATTATATCTGGCTTAACAGAATGTGGTATTATCTCTGCAAAGAATATACCTATCGTTATGGTAAAATTCATGCCGTAGAAAAGCGCATGCTCGATGCATTGTATGTTTGGCCAAAAAATATTCCAGATGTTCCTTTTACCGGTCCTACGCCTGCGATGCCTGATGATGTAAAAGTTCTCGGTGATTCACTTGCATCATATCGCAATTACTACAATAAAAACAAAACACATCTTGCATCGTGGAAAAATCGAAATGTTCCTGAATGGTATGGAGTAAACAATGCGTGATAAACACAAAGTGATGGAAATTTTACAAGAGGAATGTGCGGAAGTTATTCAAGCCGTTTCAAAAATCTATAGGTTCGGTTTGAATAATTCTTGGGACGGCATAACAAATAAACAATCTCTTGTTACGGAAATAGGTGATGTACTTGCACTAATTGACATTCTTGTTACAGAAACGGATATAAATATTTCTGAAGAAGAAATAAAAGAAGCAGTATATAATAAAAAAGAAAAACTTAAAGAGTTTTTACCTAGATATGAAAGTGAATAAGAATGATTCTGGATAATTTTTTCCCTTCGGTTGTTGCAAGAGAAGAACACACTGATTGGTCTAGCAGAATGCTACCTATTGTGAAAAGCTTTTTCGATTCACAACCATCAAATTCAAACTTTTATTACAATGGGCAAACAACTCATGGAACTGGATTTGATTTGATCGGAAATCCACAGTTTAAACCTTTCACTGATTTTATCATAGAAAAAGGAAAACAGTTTCTTGAAATACAGGGTTATGATTCAAATGCGGTCAAATTCAATCCCTATTTCTTTCTAAACTCTTTCAATAAAGGTAGTAATCATCCCAAACATGTACACACAATGTGTACCATCTCTGGTATTTTCTATCTTCAAACACCACCTGGTTCATCTAAAATTCGTTTTTATCCTAATCAACCTTTTAGGGACTTCTTTGATTATTTCTTTCATGTAAAAGACCCAAATAATTGGTTTGCAATGTCATATTATGACTATGCACCATATCCCGGTTTACTTCTTATGTGGCCCGCTTGGTTGTATCACGAAGTTGTGCCGAACAATTCAGAAGAACCCCGAATCTCAATCGTTTTTAATCTATAAGAAAATGCCAACATATACTTTTCTAAACAAAGAGACAAATGAAATTGAAGAACACACTTTTAGTGTGAAGCTTTTCGATGAATTCAAGCAATTGAATCCGCACCTGGAAACATATCATTCAGTTGATAGTCTTCCAGTTTTTGGTGATGGTTTGCGTATGTCTGTTCCAGGTATGGGTCAGCCTGATGCAAGGTTTGAGCGTGAAATCATCGGGCGCATTAGAGAGAAAGTGCCAGGTAATAGTTTAGCCCGATCCCATAAAACAAAAATGCCAAGAGAATGGTGAATACCATGAGGAGTATAAATGGCCACAGGGAAAAAGAAAACTGCCGCTGCACAGGCACAGTCGCAGCATTTTGGTTTGAGAACAATAGAAGCCCTAACTGAGAATCAGAGAAAAACATTTGAGGAGTTTGAAAAAGGAAATAATATTGTACTATCGGGTTCAGCCGGTACAGGTAAATCTTTTTTAGCTTTATATCTATCTCTTAAAGATTTGCTTGTATCTAACTCCTATTATGAAAGAATAATCATTATTCGTTCAGCGGTTCCATCTAGAGACCTTGGATTTGTTCCTGGTACATTGGAAGAGAAATCTAAAATCTATCAAGAACCGTATATGAACATTGTGAATGAATTGATCGGAAGAGGAGATGCATGGCACTTTCTTCTGAACAAAGAGATCATTCAATTTCAAACAACAAGTTTTTTGCGTGGCCTAACATTTAGAAATTGCATTATTGTTTTTGATGAATTTCAATCTGCAACATTCCATGAAATTGATTCTGTTCTGACTCGTATTGGTGAAAATTGTAGATTCTTTTTATGTGGTGACTGCAATCAAAACGATCTCAACATCAAAAAAGAAAAATCAGGCTTTCATGATGCGCTTTCTATTCTAGAAAAATTAGAGAACACTTCACATATTCGATTTCAATTAGAGGACATTGTACGAAGTGGCTTCGTGAAAAATTATTTAACTATCAAAGAAAAACTTAAATTGTAATGTTTATACACTGCCCCCCAAAAGACCTGCCCAAACTTGTATCGAAAACACACCCAGATGGTAAAAGATACTATACCACTCCCGGTGGTAAAATTTTGCCGTCAGTGACAACTGTTATTGGTGCAAAAGAAAAGCAGGGTATTTTGGAGTGGCGGCAAAGAGTTGGTGAAGAAGAAGCCAATCGTGTGTCACGGTTTGCCGCTGGGCGCGGAACAAAGATGCACAATCTTGTTGAAAAATATCTACTCAATGAAACAATTGATTGGAATGATCAAATGCCTGATGGCGTTTATATGTTTCGGAAGATTGCTCGTGATCTAAAGAATATCAATAATATACACTACATGGAAGAAACCCTTTGGTCCGAAAAGATTGGGCTTGCTGGGCGCGTAGATTGTATTGCAGAATGGAAGGGTAAACTTTCTATCATCGATTTTAAAACATCTAAAAGAATCAAAACAAAAGAACAGATACAGAACTATTTTGCTCAATGTACCGCATACTCATTGATGTATGAAGAAATCGTTGGTACACCTATTGACCAAATTGTGGTATTAATGTCTGTTGATGAAGGTGTATCACAGATTTTCGAGGAGAAAACGTCGGATTATGTTGACGTTTTGTTTGATTACATAAAATACTACCATGACACAAAGTAATAAATATCCATAAAAAGGATAATTTATGCAATCTTTTAAAGAATTTATCATCGAAAAAGTGTTATCAATTGGTATTAATCCAAAACACGAACATTTTCGAGAAATTCATCGAAAAGAAATTCATGATATGATTCATAAATCTTACAAAGATATTGGTGGCTATAGTGGGCATAAGTCAGGTTCTAAAGAGGAATCAGATGCAATCCACCACGATATCAACCATTCTTTAATCAAAGCAACAAAAAGAAATGGTAAGATTAGTTCCGTTAACTTATACAAAAAACAACATGGCAGAAAATCAATAGCATCTGCAACAGATGGATCAGAACAAGGTAAGAAAGACTTTAAAAAGAATAAGCTAGAAGACCATGAACAGAAACGCGCATGGGGTGAAGTATCAGGTGCTCCAGAGCATATTCAAAAGAAGATGGGTGCGCCAGTGATCCCGGTGGAGAAGATGAAAAAGCTTACAGGAAAAGAATTGGAGCCAGTAGGAGACACGGGGCACTACAAACGCAAGATTGGTGGGCACGAACACATTAAAATTGGTATGGGACACCCTAAAGACGAATAGTTGTATTTTTACAACACTGGTTGCCAAGCAACCAATTCTATGTTATAATTATAATGTCAAAGTGAGGAGTGTATGAAAAAAGTCGTTGTGTATTTTCACGGTTACAATTCAAGCCCGCATACCGATAAAGTTGCAAGGTTGAGTAAAGAATCATCTTTTTTCACCTATGCATTCCCCATTCACATTGACCCACGGGTTGCGTATGAAGAATTGACAGATAAGATTGACAATCTTCTTGTCGAAATGTACAATCAGGATATCAAACTTATTTTTGTCGGTACTTCCCTCGGTGGCTGGTGGGCTTCTAAACTTGCAAGTGAATATGATTGTGAAGCAGTGGTCATTAACCCTTCTGCCAATCCAAAAGAATCTCTTGCAAAATACGGAGTGCCAGAACATATTCTGGAACAATATGAAGAAATCGTAATACCGAAGAAAGCAACATATTTTTTCGCAAGTAATGATGAGGTAATTGATCACACCGACTTTATTGAGAAAGTAAATCAAGAAAAAACTTCTGTTTATATCTTCCAAGAAGGAAATCACCGATTCAATGGTAAGCACTTTGAAAAAGTGATCGAACATCTTAAAATGATATAAATAACAAAATGATCGTTTGAAGTTGACTGAAAGGTGTTTCGGACGGCGGTTCGATTCCGCCCAGGTCCACCAAAAGAATTCTAGTGTAAGATGGAGTCGCTCTCCCATTATTCGGTAGCGCCGATAAAATCTAGAATTCTTTTGATGGGCCTGACCTGGTTTCGACGGGGCAATAAGTAGGAAGATGGACGATCCGACACAGAGAGTCGTTAAAAGTAAAAAACGTAAACGCAAACGACGAACAGTTCGCATTGGCTGCCTAAACACAGCCTAGGGTTTCGGTGGGTTTCCTCGTAACAGAATAACCTACCATTTTAAACACACTCACACACTAAGGAGATAAACATGAGTGAATCAGCGTTTGGTATTAGACTTGAACTTCTTAAAATGGCAAAAGAAATGCTTGAGCATGATTACTTTACCAGAAAAGAAGCAGAGAATCAACTGTGGTATTTAAAATGTGAAATGGCAAAGACAAAGGGTGAAGAATTGCCTGTTTCGATGCATATTCCATACCCATCTACGACAGACATTTTAGCAAAAGCAAAAGAGCTTAACCGCTTCATTAGCGACAGGCAATAAGATATAAAGGTTTGGGTGGGTTTCCTTGATAACCCATCATTCAAAGGAGAACCATAATGCAGTTTATGAAACTCGTTTTCATAGGCATTCTTGGGTACTTTTTCACACAGCATTTTCATCATCTCGTAGATAAGAAATTTGAGGAAGTAAACGAAGGTAAACCTCCTTCATATGTGACAATGGCTCAACGTGAAAAGGAACTTGACTGCCTAGCGAAAAACATATATTATGAAGCAGGAACAGAACCTTTTGAAGGAAAAGTAGCAGTCGCGCAAGTAACAATTAACAGAACTAAATCAGGTAAATTTCCGACAGACATATGTGCAGTTGTATATGAAAGAAATTTGATTTATAATAATTTAATCTGTCAGTTCAGTTGGTACTGTGATTCAAAAGCAAAAGTGAGACCTATTCATGCAGCAACCTATAAAGAATCCGAGGCTGTGGCTAAAAAGGTATTACTTGAAGGATTCAAACTCGACATTATCAAAGAGGACACATTATACTATCATGCAGACTACATCAACCCAGGATGGAAAAGACAAAGAGTTGCCAAAATTGGAAAACACATCTTCTACAAAGGTTGATTGGCTTGAACGCCTCTCAAACCTCAAAGATTATCTTAAAGATTTTCTGAATAACAAACTAAAACCAAGTACAGCAGAATCGATTGGCTGGATCGGATTGGTTCTACTACTTGCTTCATTGATTCCAACTTTTTTGGCCGTAATGGCCGGTGTTACCGATAAACTGCCACCAATTGATCTAGTTTTGTTTATATGGGCAGCGTTGGTCACCTTTTTTATTCGTGCAGCAATTCTCAAAGACACTGTGGTCGTTCTAACTGTTGGTGTCGGCTTTATGGTGAATTCTGTGTTTATGGCTCTTATTCTCTTTAAATAAAATGGCTACAAGAGAAGAACAGAGAATCTTTTCGGAACTAATCGAAAGCATCGTCGCCGAAAAAAGATTAAACTATATCGATGCAATCATTTATCATTGTGAGAAAACAGGATTTGATGTTGAGCTTGCCGCAACATTATTGACACCTCTCGTCAAATCCAAAATCTCTGATGAAGCGCAAACACTTAATATGATTAAGAAAGTGAACAAATTACCAATATGAATGAAGCAGGTGGATTTGAAGCCTATGCAATGTATCATGCTTTAAAACTACATTTCTCGGGCAAATATGATTATGTGAAATATAATGGAAAAACGAATGTGTCTAAAGACCAATTTATATTGAGAAAAGACAAATTCACCTATTACAAACTATCTCGAAAATATAAAAGAGAAGAACTGTTTGGATTTTATGTTTCTAATTTTTTGATCAGTACAAACACATGGGTAGGTGATCTTCTTGATAGTGAATCGGAGTCTAACTATAAAGATTGGCTTAAAATTCAACAATCTATTTCTTACATATTTGAACAAGACCTTAATCATCTTTTTGATTTGGTAGAAATACCGGAAGAAATGCTAAAAGTGGTTGACGGGCAATATCCATTACTGTATAATGAATATCTGAAAAGCAAAATTAAGTTAGAAACAATCGTCATACTTAACGACATATTAAATTTTCTACCCATGTGGTTGAAAAAAATATCAGATGACATTGTTTTTCCAGATTTTGCATTGAAGTGTGAGAAGTATCAACCGTTTTTAAATTACGATAAGCCTAAGTTAAAAAATATTTTAAAGGGAAAGATATGTCAGTTAGTGTAACAAAAATTTATGTTGACATGGACGGCGTGATTGCAGACTTTGTTAAAAGGTTTAAAGAACTCACAGGTAAGTTGCCATCAGACTATAAAACTGAAAGAGGTTTCACTCCTAATTTTAATTTAATGGTTGATGGTGGGCACTTTGTAACCCTTGATAAGATGCCAGATTTTGATGTTCTTGTATCATATCTCGATTCTCTCCCGGTGGAAAAATGCATTCTTTCGTCAACACGAACACCTGAAGATAATTTCAAAGTAGCCATGCAAAAAATGCAATGGCTGGCAAATGTTGCTAACATTACATGGCCTAAAATTTTTGTGCCAGGTAAAAGTCTGAAGCAGCAATATGCAAACCAGAATTCTATTTTGATCGATGACACAGAAATTGTTATCGAACAATGGAATGCAGCAGGTGGTATTGGCATTCTTCATACGGATGCCATCTCTACCATCACTGAACTAAAGAAGTACATTGATTTGAACTAAATAATCGTATATAATGTTATTTTGGACAAATCGCTATACATCGCAATACAACGTTAATATAAGGAAAATACTATGTCAAACTTCGCAAGTCTCAAACGTTCCTCAGGTAATCTCGAAAAGCTTGCAAAAGCAATCGAGCAACTCAACACCGCAGAATCCCCATCAAAAGAAGATAACTTCTGGAAGCCTGAAGTAGATAAGGCAGGTAATGGCTATGCTGTTATTCGTTTTCTACCTCAGCCAGCTATTGATGGTGATGATGCGCTTCCTTGGGTCAAGGTTTTCAATCATGGCTTTCAGGGTCCCGGTGGCTGGTATATCGAAAACTCTTTGACTACTCTTGGGCAGAAAGATCCTGTTTCTGAGTATAATACTCAACTCTGGAATTCTGGTGTTGAAGCAAACAAAGAGATTGCCCGTAAGCAGAAACGTCGCCTTTCTTACATCTCTAACGTCTACATCGTAGAAGATCCAAAGAATCCGGAAAACGAAGGTAAAGTATTTCTGTACAAGTATGGAAAGAAAATCTTTGATAAGATCAATGAAGCAATGAATCCTCAGTTTGAAGATGAAAAGGCTGTTAATCCTTTTGATCTGTGGGCAGGTGCAAACTTCAAACTTAAAATCCGTAAAGTAGAAGGATATCAAAACTATGACAAATCGGAATTTGAGTCTCCTTCTGTTCTTGGTGATTTTGATGATGATAGGCTCGAAAGTATCTGGAAGTCTGAACACTCACTCAAAGAGTTTCTCGCACCAGAAAATTTCAAGTCTTATGATGAACTGAAAGCCAAACTTGATAAAGTTCTAGGTTTGAGTGGGCAAGCTCCTCAGCCAAAGACCACAGTTGAGCAGGCTAAAGCAGCACCAGCACGTAAGGCTGCACCAGTTGATGTTGATAGTGATGATGAGGATGATTTGTCATACTTCAGTAAACTAGCTGAAGAGAACTAAAGTAAAAGGGAGCTTTCGCTCCCTTTTTTTTTAAAATGATGGTTGATTTCTTTTAATCGTATTCGAAAAAATTCTTTCTCGATTTCTTGTTTGTGCAGGTGAAGAATTAGGTGAATTATCTAGAGGTACATTACTATTACGTTGTATAATATTAGGCACACCTTCACCACCAGTTGTACCTAAAAATCTAATTCTTCTTTCTGTTGCCAATTCTTTAGATTGTTTGTCAAGAATATCACCTAAGTGCATTGCATCAGTTATGGGTTCCGGGCCAACATAAGGTGTAACAGTTTCTTCAGGGCTTCTCGTAAAAGCTTCAACATTTGCTCTATCTTCCGGGCTCATTGAAAATTCAGATAATAGTTTACCTGATTTTGGATCGGTTCTAAATGGTCCAACAAAATCTAATAAATCTTTTCTTATGCCAGTTGCAGGATCATGTGTTGCACCGAATCGTTGAAACCATTTTTCCTCTGCCAGTTTTCGTCTTTGACCTGACGCGGTTCCTCTAACACTTTCACTAAGCGAAGGAACTTTTTCTGGAACCCTATCGGCTATTTCTGCGCTTGTTGGTAAATTTATGGGAGAACCAACACCATAATTATCTGGGATATCTTCATATGCCCTTGATCTTAAATTTTCTTCACCATAATGATCAATCATTCTTTTATTGCCTAATTCTAAAATATTTCTAGCCTCTTGTGGTGTCAATTTAGAAAAATCTGGCATATTTTCTGCGATATATTCAAGTAATTTTTTACCTCCATATATGGCTAATAGAACTGCAAGAATTGGTGTGAGTCTAGCTAACACTGGTAAAAGTCTCAATAAAAATGGCAAAAAACTGGTTCTCATCCACTTTAGCGATTTCAATAATAAACCAAATAATGATTTAGTAAGCCCCATCAACCCTCTAAACATCACTCTCATTATTTTTTTCATTGCTTCTAAAATAGGTTTCAGTAATGATTTTAGTAAATTTGTAATCGAAGATATTAAGTTTTTAAAAGCACCGAACATTGATGATAAAATTCCACCTAAAACCTCAAACAAGCCCTTATCTTTTTTCTGTTCCTCTTCTTTTTTTGTAGGGATGCCACCACTATCTGTATCCAAAAAATTTTTAAGTACAGTTATAAATTCAGTATGTCTCTTCTCATTTTCCACTTCCTTTTCTTCACGAAAAGCTCTTTCTATTTCTCTTCTTTTTGTATCCCTTTCATCAATTCTTTGAAAGAAGGATAACATATCTGTTAAAACATCAGACGAAGTGGCATTTATTGTTGTTGATGGAGATTTTTGTACTCTTGAGTATGTTGGTGCCTTTCTTTTAGTTCCTGTAAAGTAATCAATGTCTTTCTGAGAACGACCAGACAATCTGCCAACTATAGCAGGAGCAAATTTACTTCCACCTGTTATAAATCTGGCGATGTTCATAGGATCAAATTTTTCTTTTATGCCAATACTCTTTGCCTTCATTTTTTGTGACAAAGAAGATTTTATCGAAGAAGAGACTCCTCCGCCAGCAGTAATTTTATTTGTAATCATCGAAGTTAAACTTCGACCTCTTATGTCTTTTGCTGTTTGATAGTCCATGTTTTATCCTACTAAAGGATGTGCGTATTGATCGTCGTTAACATTGAATGATACATTTTTTCGAGATACAATATTTGTATTATTAATAAAGACAACAGACCCATTTTGTAATCCATTACCCATATAAGCTAAATCTATTTCTCTTGAATTTTGGTCAATTAAATTACCTAAGAAATTTATATTCTCTGATTTTAAACTTTTTATTTGTCTCTGTTCTATCCTATTAATTAATCCTGGGCGATTTCGAGGATTGTTACTCAAATAAGTTGCAAATGCTTGGTCTACATTTTGTTTATCAAATGAAGTCATTTTTTCAATAAATTCTTCTGGAGTTTTTGTCATCAAACTCGCTGTCGATATGGCTTCATCTTCCATGACTGTATGATATTGTAAACGTCTATCGGCCATGTATATTAAAACTCGAGGATCTTTTGCCACTTCAGGGGGTAGAACAGACAGAAGTTTAGCTTCCATTGGAGATACTATATTTTTTTCGTACCAATTTAATTGCGCATTAAAGAATTCTGAACTTCTTGTTTTTGAAATCTCTATCCATTTTTTGTCGAATTCAGAAGAGCCTGGTCTTAAATTTTCTAAACCAAATTGTTTACCATATTGTTTTACAAAACTTATTATACCACCAGTTGTGTTCATACCAAAAATGCCGTATGATTTTTGACCTGGTGAAGGATCATTATCCACTATTTGACCCAATTTTTTAATTGTTTCTTCTTTAGTAGATGCTCCAGTTTCCCTTTGAATTGATAAAGATGCTGCCCTTTGAACCGTTTCTCTTCTATTTGAAATCGGTGTTGCAGTAGTTCTAGGCTTACTTGGTTCAGTCGTTGGTGTTGCAGTAGCAGGCTTAGGTACAGTTGTAGGTTGTGGAGCATCAACTGTAACAGAAGGGTTTGCTTGACGGTTTAACCTTTTTGTTTCCGCTTCACTTTGATTTTCATTCATGGATTCAACAATAGAATCCATTTCTTCAGTGTGTTTCTCTAAGTCAGTTAATAACTTATTGGCATCTTGTTCAAATTCCTCCGAAGGATCTTTTTCTGTTGTTAAAACATTCGAAAACTTTTCTTCGAAAAAAATGCGAATCTTATCAAGCCCATCAAGTTCAGGTTTATTTTCATTTACTATTTCTTTATAACCATCTTTAAACTCATTTTCATTGAACGAACCACTGAATTCGTCGATATCTTTTTTGAATTCTTTTTCAGTATTCGTTTCTAATTCCGTGATATTCTTTTTGATGCCGGCGAATGCATTAGTAGAACTAATAGCCAATAATGCTAAAGCACCACCAGCAATTAACATCGTTGACGGTAAACTGCCTGCCATTGGCATTTTTTTGAATAAACTTTTGTTTTTCTTTCTTCTTTTTGTGGCCTGAACAAAAAGATTTACAATCTCTTTGTGTCTAAGGTTATCGTTTTCTTTTTGTGTTTCCTGTTGCAAGAATACTATTTGATAATCTCTTTCCTTTCTTTCGTCCATTTTCTGAAGAACGGTCAATATTTGATTTAATTTTATTCTTGCTTTATTTTCACCCAAACCAACAACACCAAGCAATCTGCTAAAAATGCTTGATTCGGATTTAACAGGTTTTGTTTTTATTGGATTATAAGAGAAAGTATTATTTTTTAGACCATTTCCGTATGATGCAATAGGGGAATTTTCAACATTAGGTCTTTGCCTTTGTTGATTTGCTCCTTTAGGAGAAAGAAGAGATGCTATCTGAGGCATTATTTAAACTTTCTTTCGTTTTCTCTTTGTTTTATTTTTAAATTTTCTTCCTCAATATATTGTATAAGCATTGCGACATAAACATCTCTTTCCCACGGTATCATATTCTCAAGTTCCGTAAGGCTATATTTATGGTGTTGCATCAAAGAAAAATTAGTTCTATAATAATTTTTCAGATTGTCATGACAAAAGGTTAGCCGAAAAAATTTTCGAGCCCCTGAACCTCAATTTTATGTTCAAAACCACACTTCGAACATTTCATTTCTATTTTTTTCTCTAATTTGGGCATGTCAGAGAAAAAATCTTCAATTTTTGAAAATTGCTGTTGATTCATATTTTCAATAAATTCCACCATTTCTTCAGAAGAAACTTCATTCGCATAATAATATTGTTCACCATCAAAAATGTATTCTACACAATCAGCGACCATTTCAAAGGCAAGGCTTGAAAGATTATCTAATTTTGCAATTCTTTTAAGCAAAGAGTATTCAGGATATCTAAGCTTGATAGTAATATCATCTGTCAATTGAATTAAACTTTTATCGTTTTCTGGTTTTTCAACTTTAATATCTAAAATATTTAACGAGGATTTCATTACGTTACCACATTTTTCACCATTTACTTCGTTATCACAACGATAATTATTTTCAACTAATTCACCAACGGATCTAGCTCTCAAATTTAAAAAATAATACTCAACATCAATAACAGGAAGTTTCTCGATATTGATGCCTTCTGTTAATGTACAATTAATTAATACTTGTTTAACATTTTTTTCAATAGATTCTTTATCATCAGCTTCCATAGCCATCAAAAGATTCTTTTGTTCTTTGACAAGGAAAGGTCTAAATCTAATTTCTTTGTTAGATAATGGTAAAGTCAAATCATAAATTGGTGTATCAATTTTTGGTAATGCCATATTTTAAACTCCATTTTTATAATCATCGTTGAGGAACAGGGAAAGCTACAGCATCAGATAGGGGAGTAATTTCTGCATAAGGTCTTTCTGCAACAGGAAATACCTGCACATCAGGAGTTATTGTTTCAACAGGAGGTACAACACCAGATAATGAATCTTGCCCTAAATTACTTGGAAGTATTGGTGGAATATTCTGATATATTTTATTTTCGAGAAATTCCATAGTAAGGTTTTCGAGAGAATTGTTTCTCCAATTGGTATATGCAAAGGTTACGGTTAATTTATGATAACCATCGGATTGCCAATC